TTTAACTTTTTCAAATTCAATTGTAATAGATTCAAGTTTTGTCTGAATTTCAACTTTTTCCAATTCAAGAGCAGTGAACTTTTCTGTAATTTCGACATTTTCTGTTTGGATTGTATTAAATTTTTCATTTGCTTCTACAACTTGTGATTCTATAACTTCTTTAACTTGTACAAATTCTTCCGTTATAATTTCATTGATATTTGTAAACAAAGAAGAATCCCCTGCCTGTTTTGGTCTCCAATCAGGGATAAATTCAACTTTTGTTTCAAAATCTAAAGTTACAATATCACCATTCAAACTATAAGGAACACCATAATATGTATCCCAATTATTTGTTACTACAATGACATTCTCATCTTTTAAGTCCATTAAATAAAAACTACGTCTTTCTACCAATTCTCCCCAATAATTCTTTTTCGTTTCAGTCATCGTTTGAAGTATTTTATCAATTTCGGTCATTAGTTGACTGTTACTTAAAGAAAATTGTTCTTTAATCTTACTTTCAATTTCTTCTAAACTTAACTCATTGATATTAAATAGAAAAGTTTCTACAGTAAGATTGTATTTTTGCAATAAGTCAATTTTTTCTTGGTTATCCACTAATTCTTTACCTCCTTCTTCTATGGTTTTATATTTGTTATTTATATTATATTGATCCAGAGTTTCTTTTAACTCTTGCATCATAATAATAAACTTTTCTTTTGAATTGTTTTGTGTAAATGAACTTGTGGTTGCTAAAGCATTTTCCATACCTGTTCCTAAATTATTATTTAAAAATGTAATGCCAGAATATCTATAATCATTAATTTTATAATATTGATCTTTGGAATTATATTCAAAAGAATCTACTATAATTTCCATTGATAATTTAATATCTTTATCTCTTTCAATTATGTCTTCAGCATAATTTGAATATGATTTCCATATGTATCCATCGGCAAATACATAATTCTTATCATTAAATTCCTCAATAGTATAATTACAATCTAAAGGAATAATCCCAATAGGTGTTTCTTTATAAATTAATTTATATTCCCCTTCAGCGATTTTGCTTTCTTCAATTTCCATATCATGTCCACCAAATTGAGGGACATTATTTTCATCAAAAACAACATTTGCAAGAATTGGAATATTTACAATCGAGTCCTTTGCATTTTCCATATTTTCAACTTCAAAAAATGAAGAATTTGGATTAATTCCATCATGGCATATTCTTAACCTCATTTTAATAAATCTATCAGAATCAAAAGAATTGTCTATTTCATACGTTGTTGCTAGAGATACGTTTTGTAATTCTTTTACTTCGCTCAATATTTATCACCTCCTTTCAATTGTAAAATTAGAATATCATTTTATTACTAAATATGAATTGTTTTTTGTCAATTTTATTAAAATTAAAATTTAATGATTTATTATTTTCAAAAATAGAAAATCTATTATTTTCAGATAATAGTTTAAATCCATCTTTAAGCAATTTGTTTTTTAATTCTTGTGTAAAACAGTGAATGAAATTCATGTACTCACCTACTTTTTATCTAATAATTAAGATACTTTTGCTAGGATGTTGAGTTCTTTGGATAGGATTGCTTCTATGTTATCGAGATCACACCATTTAATACGTAATAGTCGTATATTATTATTTTCACAATATTCATTTTTTAATTTATCATGAATTTGCAATGCTCTAAATTGTTTCTTTGTCATCCATCCCTTAATCCATTTATCATGTTGTTCACCATCAAATTCAATAAGCATTTTTAATTTTGTTCTATCTGCATCATAGAATATTGGTACGTCAAAGCGTAACAATCCACCCCTTAATCCTACTAAATCATCAAAAGTATACTCTTTGCCATGTGGAATAGAATTTTGTTTAAGATAATTTCTTATTCTTCTCTCACCTTTAGATAACTTACATTTTGAACAATTTTGACCTTGTGAAATATTTGCCCAACACATTTTAAATTCTTCTCCACAATCTTTATCTAAACATTTCCATAATAATAATTTATTATTTTTAATATACTTCATACTTAACAATTTATATGGCTTATTATTTAATTTACACCAAAGCTGAATATTTTGGATGGAGTAAGGATTACCTTTATATGCTAAACTAGGTATTTGTAAATATTGTAGACTACTCCATAATTGTGTATATAAATATCCATTATCATCTTTTAATACTAATTTAGATTTACTATTTTTATATTCGCTTATAAGTTCTAGTTTTGAATTATTCTTAGTTAAAAATAATATAATGTTTTGAGTAGAATAAAGATTAGTATCACTAACAAATAATTGACGAGTAAGTTTAAATAATGTTCTCCAAGTTTGTGAATAATAATACCCTTCATTATCTAATAAGATTAGAGGGATGTCTTCTCCTTCATATATTTCAGACAATAAAGTAAAATCATAGCTATTTATTTTCAAAAATAATTTAATATTATGTACTGAATGTGGATTATTTTTCTCGACAAACTGTGGAGTTTTACCAGCATGTAGATTAGTCCAAGAAATACTGAATAAATAACCATATTTATCAATAAGATTTAATTTAATATTACTATCTGTAAAACTACTTATTAATTTAAAATTCATATTACGTTTATCTAGAAATAGTTGAATATTTTGATTAGAGAAAGTATTAATCTTAGAAACAATGGCAATTCCTTTAAGTGTTTTTATATTGCACCAAGGGGAGGAATATAGGTATCCTTCGTTGTCACATAATTTTAGATCAAATTCATCGCCTTCATATGTTTCAGATAATAGAGTTAACTTAGAATTATTAATTCTTAAAAATAATTTTATATTATCAATAGAATAGGGATTAGATTTACACACAAAACGAGGTTTGTATCCTTTAAGAATATCTGCCCAACGAATTACATAATAGTACCCGTCTTTATCTCTTAAGATTAATTTTTGTGCATTATTTAAATATTCTTTACTAATTAAATCATACCCTAATTTTTTTACATAATGTTTTACTGTATAATAATCTGTTTTTCTCAATCTTATATCTCCCTTCATATAGAAATCCCTTAAATTATAAAAGTGGCAGGAAGTAGGGAAACTTCTTTTCGGTTTGCATGACCTAGCCACAAGATTTTCTATCTAATATTATTTTCCTTATCGCGAGTAGTCACTCCACCGTCACTTAAATCACCATCTGCTTTAGTTGGACGACCACCAGTATCGTCTTGATTACCAGAATTTTGGTTCATGTTAATAGGAGTTATCCACGATTCTTTTGATTTTGTTAAATTTTCATACTCAAGACTAGCTAAATAATCATTACTGTTGTGTCCTGCCTTACTTGAAAGTATAGAAAATGACCCACCGATTGTAGTTAATTTATATTCCTGTTCAATCTGTTCATTTTGATTGTACCAAGTGATTTTCCAGATATTTAATTTAAAAGTATATTTTTTTCTAAGATTAACATTACTAATCCTATAATTAAACCAACTCTGTATTTTATCAAGTATACTGAAAACATTAGATTGAATATAAACTAGATTTTGAGTTACCCCTACAGATGAATTTGTACTTGATCCACCAAGAAGTAAAGGATTTGCTCCTGCTTGCATATAAGCCATTGACTTAGCAAATTCAGCTAGACTTTCTTTTTCATTTTGTATAGATTTAAATGGAATCTCTTTCAACGGAAATGGACTTCCTGTAACTGAGACTGACGATGGGACTCCTGAAGCAACCACATTCACCCATTGTGCAACAATTTCTGGTTCTACTAAAGGTACGCCTTCTTGATTCGGAAATTCAATATTTATTAGTTTAATTTTATCGTCTCGTGCATTCTCTATTTCTTCATCAATCAAATCATTAAGCAAAAATAATTCAGTAAATAATTGACTATACAAAGGTAAAAAGAAAGTATCATTATCTCCACCTAATTTAATACAGCAAACTTTTTCATTAGGCAAAGGTTGCCATTCAGGATACCTTAATTTATCGGGATTCTTTTTGTATCTATCATACAACACCTTAATTTCAGCAGGATATACTCCCCAAGCAAATTCAGATAATTCATTATCTCTAGATAAATCATCAAAGTATTTGAAATTCATTTCAACTTTATACTGTCCACTTTTTATTGAATACAATCTAATATACTTTATTGGTAAATCCCATAGATATGGAAAATCTCCATCGTTTTTCTCAAATCCACAATAAGCACCATATCTAACTATACTTTCAATAATCCTTCTTCCAGTTTTCTTTATATCAATATTATCAATATAATTTCTAACTGTATCAAATTCATTTTCAAAGTTATTTAGAATTTTATCAAATATTTCTTCATTTATTGGATTACCTAATTCATCAAACTCAGTTTTTGACTTCAATTCAAGATTAAGTTTTCTCATTGTAGATTTTGTAGGTTGAAGATAATTATCTAAAGTTGCCATATTAGAAGTTAAATTTACTAATGTTTTATAGATTCCTTCTGGAGCATATAAAGTATCTGACAAATCTAGAATTTCTGTTTGAAATTTAATTGGATTATTTAACCATAACTTTATTTTATCTATTGTAATATTTTTACTGTTTTTTGTTGATTTTTTATTGGAGAAAAATGAAGCAATACGAGATAGGGAGAAATTTTTTGATTTAGATGGTTCCCATGATTCTTTTAAGGCGAATAGATTGGGGGATAGTTGAGGGGTTTTGTTTTGGTCTGACAAGGATTGACCTCCTTTCTTAGCGTCTTGCTCTGCTTGATTTGTTTGCTATTGCGAAGTAGGATGAGGGAGATATGTTTGTAGGACGTTTTTTGTTGGTTATATTCTTTCTTCTAATTTGTTTCAAATACCACCCTAATAAAGCTAAACAATAAGATCTATCATCATTTAATTCATTTTCCTTATCTTTAGCTAAATCATATCTATAATTTTCATTGCTCCCTGTGTATCTATAGGTATAAATCAATTCTTCTTTTGCTAAATCAATATTTTTTAATGCTAACTCTTCTTCAAAGTCCAAAGGGGATTTCTTGAAAATTATTTCTTTTTCTTTAACTATATTGCCATCATCGTCTTCTACATCAATCATTTTTCCTGTATAATTGGGCAATAATAAATATCCTTTTGAATCATATTCATTCGTAAATGATATTAAATCTAAATTATTCATTTCTAATAATGCATCAAACATTTCTTTTTTATATTTTTGTGGAGACATTAATTTTAATTTATCAA